TACTACGGATGTAGCTAGTGCGCCTGTTACACCTCCTGTGACCGCTCCTGCGCCTCCTGTAGCGAGTGCTAATGTAGGGTTGCCTAAAATACCGTTAGCGAGTGTGCCTCCTGCCGCACAACCAAGCTCCACGGACTATGCCTCTCTGTTTCCCCGTGATGAAATAGGTGGTGCAATAGCAAGCCGTGGCCAAGGGATTATGAGTTTAGGATAAGTTATGAATTTAGAGCAATTACGCAAAGAAATAGAAGCAGATGAGGGGTGTAGGTATGATATTTACTTGGATCATCTTGGCTACCCTACTTTTGGTATTGGCCATCTTATTAGCGAAACGGATCCAGAGCATGGAGAAGAAGTCGGGACGAGTGTCAGCGAAGCTCGTGTCATACAGGCATTCAATACAGACATGGGTATTGTACTGGATGACTGCAATACGCTCTATGAAGATTTTGAAACGCTTCCGGAAGAAGTCCAACACATAATTGCAAACATGATGTTCAATATGGGCAGACCACGCCTCAGCAAATTTAAAGGAATGAAGGCTGGTGTAGATGCTCGGGATTGGAATAAAGCCGCTGATGAAATGGTTGACTCACGCTGGTATCAGCAAGTTACTAACAGAGCACAGCGGCTTGTAGACCGTATGCGAGCAGTGGAGGCGTAAATGGCTTTTAATATAAATGAAAACGCTACTCCTGCAGTTGGCATTGGGGGATTAGAAACACAACTCACTCGGTTTCCCTCGATGGATGATGGAAGGTTCCGTCTGCCTAAAGACCTGAGTAGACCAGCAAAAATTCATGCTGATATATTACTGCCACAGAAATCCATAGGCACTTATAGTGGTGATTTATTGTCGGCTACCAACCCTTTGATGGAAGTGCTGAACCCTGTAGGCGAGTACCTTAAACAACAGGCTTCTAATCAAATTGAGCCTGAGGTAAATACTTTTTTGCAACAAGTCATGCAATTAGCCCAACAGCGATTTCCTAATCTCGGTGGAACAAATCTACAGGGCATCGGCTCTTTAATGCCTGTACCTCAACTACCGACCACCTTTTCTCCATTCAGTATTGCCCAGTTTGATCGACCTATAAATGCGGCAAGAAGCCTGATAGGGAACTAATTATGGATCCTGTAAGCGCAATGGCAACCGCTTCAGCGGCTTTTGGTGCGCTTAAAAAAGGTTTCGCTATAGGTCGCGATATTGAATCTATGGCTAGTGATTTATCAAGGTGGATGGGTGCGCTTTCCGATATTGAACAAGCTGAAAAAGAAGCTAAAAACCCACCTATTTTTAAGAAAATAATCAGCAGTAAGTCTGTAGAACAAGAAGCGATAGAAGCCTTCGCCGCAAAGAAAAAAGCTCAAGCACAACGCGATGAACTCAAACAGTGGATGCAATATACCATTGGTTCAAAAGCATGGGATGAGCTTATTGCAATGGAAGGTCAAATCCGTAAACAACGCCAAGAAACAATTTATCGACAGCGTGAGCGTAGACAAAAGTTTGTTGAAATAGTGGTGATCATTTTAGCCGTTGTTACTGGAGCGGCATTACTGTTTGGGTTCATTTGGCTTATGAAAAGCAAACAGAACTAAACAATCCAATCCCTAAAGTCTTCTGCAAGGACTTGGCTTGCTATATTGATTTTATTCCGCAAGGCTTTGAGGATACGCTCATCAACTGTATCTTCCGCTACAATATCAATATATGTTACTTTGCTAGTTTGTCCGATACGGTGCGCTCTATCTTCGCTTTGTAACCGTATTTCAAGGTCAAAGTTATTACTGTAATACACCACAGTTTTGGCTTCTGTCAGTGTTAGGCCGTACCCACCTGTCCGTGGTTGCCCTACAAAATAAGTCAATAAGTCGTTAGGGTCTTGGAAACGGTTGACAATTTCCTGTCGCTCATCACTCTCGGTTTCACCATAATAAGTGGCTACTGATTGTTCGCCATAAACCTTTGCAATGGCTTGCTCGATGTTTTTAATGTCGTGCGTAAAGTTAGCCCAAATGATAACCTTACCATCAACTTCTTCTAGAACGGACATTAGTTCAGGTAACTTAGCTGAATCAAATATTTTCATTTCACCATCGTCCATTCGCACATGGCCTGAGCAAACTTGCTGTAGCCTGAGCAGTTGCGTAAGGATTGTATCTGTGGTTACAGAACCTTCCTCAAGCATGGCAAGGGCAAATGTTTTAAGGCTTGAGTATACCGATTTTTGTTCAGTGGTAAGTTCCACACTGCGTTTGATATACACTTTATCGGGTAAGTCTAAGCAGTCTTCTTTCTTTACACGGAAACTAAAGTTTTCTAGAACACCGTTGAGTTTATCAAGGTTACGGTATCCTACTACTTGGTTAAAACTGTGTGCTCCCATTGTGCGGCGTTGCACCACGGCATACTCGTATTGGAAGCTAAAGTAACTACTATGGCCAAGTAACCATGGATCAAGGAACTCACATTGTGTATACAAATCCATAGGGCTTTTGGTTACTGGTGACCCTGTTAGTATTCGTTTGAAGGTAGCGTTTTTGCCTATCTTCACAATGTTCTTAGTGCGTTTAGCATCCTTGCTTTTTATGGTAGTGCTTTCATCTACAGCCATAAGACATTTGTGAGCATTGATAAAACGCTCGGCAATATCGCAACCCTTCTTTGTGCTAAAGGCTTCAACATTCATAACAAAGATCTTGAGGTTATCGTCCGGGAAAAACAGGGTCTTTTGTTTTTCAAGTTGTGTTTTGGTTTGGCTAGGATTCCACAGCACTGTGTCATACATAACATGGTCTGGAATATGCGTGGGCAGTTCACCTTTTTCCCAGTTTCGGTATACACCTTTGGGGGCGATTATCAATGCCGCCGTAATCTCACCTCGGTCATACAGCACACACATATTATCAATAAGCACTTTTGATTTACCTGTCCCCATATCCATGAAGTAGGCAAATTCTGGCTTGTTCCAAGATTTTTTCAAAGCCTCGAGCTGGTGCTCATAGGGCTGGAATTTAAATTTGTAACGCATAACACCGCTTTCTAATGGGTACTTTTGTATAATAGCACCGAACGCAAAAAACTGCATATGTTTTTGTATCTGTTTTTAATCCGCGCGGCCAGTCAAAGTAAGTATTTGTTTTTGGATAAAACCCAGATATCAGATATCTGATATTAAAATATCGGATTAATCGTAACGATAACTTTTATGTTTTACCCCTATATATAAAAGTGTAATGTAGGGGTGTTGGGTAATCCTGCCCAGCGTAGAAAGCAAACGGAGTAGAAAGCCGTGACAGTCTACATAACACAAGAAGTGCGTGGTAGAGATATCACAGATGCAGTTGCTTTTGGTGACTTGCAAATACTTGTTCCTGCCAAGGAGCAAGTTTCATTTAGCACTCAGCCGACGGTTCGTAGGATTCATCGTGGCCTTCGCAACTTTTGTGACGAGGATTACATTTTGTTATCTGGTGACCCTTTGTGCATTGGTATTGCCTGTGCAGAAGCGGCGCGGCGTAACAATGGTAGGTTCAAAGCACTCAAGTGGGATAGGTTAGAAGAACGCTACTACCCTTTGGAAGTGGACTTGTATCATAGGAAGGAGGTCCAAAATGGACTTTGAAAGTGTGGCTGGAGACCTAACCAGCATAAATCAATCTGGTATCAGCACTATCAGTAACCTATGCAAACAACAACTTGCCTTGGAAAAACGGATCGCTGATCTAGAAGAAGAGCTGAAAGATGCCAAGCGTGAACATCGCAAAATTGCTGAGGATTTACTCCCAGCCGCGATGGATGAGCATGGTATGTCTCAGTTAAAAATGGATGATGGTAGTGAAATAAGTGTTTCACCTTATTACAGTGCCAGCATTTCCAAAGACCGTGCTGATGAAGCCTTTCAATGGCTTACTGAAGCAGGGCATGGCTCATTAATCAAGAACCATGTAACAGCGGCCTTTGGGCGTGGCGAGGATAACCTTGCCAAAGATTTGCTTGCCGAGCTCGAACAGCGCGGTATGGCAACTCAAACTAAGACTTGGGTTGAACCCATGACGCTCAAGTCTTTTGTTAAGGAACAGGTTGAAAAAGGTGAAAACCTACCATACGACCTGTTGGGTATATTCGTGGGACAGCGAGCCAAGATACGGAGGTAAGTATGGCCACAGAAGTAGCAAAGAAAGAATCAACTGCGGTAGCGATGGCATCTCAGTTTGAGGATATGGGTGGTTTGGGTTTTGAGGAAACAACATCACAGGATATGGCAATCCCATTCCTGCGTATCCTCGCACAACTCAGCCCACAAGTTAATAAGCGTGATGGCGCATATGTTGATGGTGCAGAAGCTGGCATGATCTTCAACACGGTTGCCAATAAAGCATATGATGGTGAAAAAGGTGTGACTGTAGTGCCATGCTATTATAACCGTCGCTATGTTGAGTGGGCTCCGCGTGAAAAGGGTGGTGGCTATTTTGGCTCTTATTCACCTGATGACCCTATTGTCAACACGACAACCAAAAACGAGCGGGGTGAGGATGTTTTGCCTAATGGTAATATCCTGACTAACACAGCGCAGTTCTTTGTAATCCTGCTTGATGAGGATGGTCCTCAGCGTTGTTTGATCACAATGTCTAGCACCCAACTCAAGAAAGCTCGTAAGTGGGTTACACAAATGCAATCTCTTACAGCACAAGGTGAGAATGGTTCGTTTACCCTGCCAATGATGTCGCACAGATATAAACTCGGCACCATTGCAGAAAGCAATGATAAGGGTAATTGGTTTGGTTGGGAAATCAACAAAATCGATATGCTTGACCTTGAAGACGAGAACAGTACAGATAATTCCCTGTTTGAAATG